CCTGTTGGGTCCATAGCATTGCCTGTAGCCATTGCTTGTTCTGGACCCGCAGGTTGTGCAGGTGTTTGAAAGCCCTTCATAATTTCTGCTTGAAGAGCAGCTTCATCCATATTATTGGTCACTTTGTCGGGGTCTAAGTCCAGTGATGTTGCGATTTCACGAATAACATACTGAAATTTAGCAAACGGTGCTAGTGCTGGATTACTTGCCACTTGCAAGAATTGCATAAGACGTTGACTGCGTACTTCATTAGCCATAAGACTTTCTGTACCACGAGCCTTAACTTCTAAGTCGCCTTTAATTTCTGGGTCAAAATCAAACTGCATGTTAAAACGAAAGAAGCCTTCGCCTAAAGGACGCAGCAGATAGTCGTCTACATTTTTTACGACAGTTTTAATGCTACCACTAGCAGCACCCATGAGCATAGATATACCGGAAGCTGTTCTGCCAACACCAGATACGCCTGTTTGCCCGTGAGCAAAGCTAGGTAAGCCTGTACTCTCGTCTGATAACTGTCGTGCTTTATCAAACAGCATCATATTTTCTTGTGACACATTAGGAAACTTTGTACCAAAGATAGCCTGACCCGGTGCGCCACCTTGTCTACGGAATATCTTACCCGGATACAATGATAGGTCTTGACCCGGTACAAGATTTGTTTCGTCAACTTCAATAACCAAATTGCCTGACAGTACAGCATTGTCCACAGCCATACGCATGAAACCGTTCATCAGTGTCTGGGTGTCATCCATGTTCTCTGCAATACCCACTCCAAAGAATGAGTATGGGTTCAGTTCATATGGCGCAGCATGATACGGAATTTTACTAGGCTTGAATGGGTTCAGAACCATACGAATAAGTTTATCATTACAAATCCATACGTTTGCTTGTAGTTCATCAAAGTCTTTTAGTTCTTCCGGTATTTCGATATCTTGCTCTTCAAGCATGTCGATATCCACTGTACCCCAATATTCAAGTACCTCAAAGCGGTCAATAGAGGACTCAGGAGCATAATCGGATAAATCATCTTCCCAATATTTTTTAGTATAGTTTTCACCAATTTGAATTACCTCATCAATAACTTGTCCACGAAAGTATGGACGCTTCTTCAAACCACGCAATTGTGTGCGTGACATTTTATGCCGTTCAATTACGTACTGCGCTTCATCCATGCTATTCGCATCAGGGTCAGGATAAAAATTCCAAACAGATACATGTTGTACTTGCGGAATTGTTTTAAACAATGGGTCATAGTTTCCTTCCTCATCCCAATTTGCGTATTCTTTATCGACAGCAAACGGACCCTTCATAACTCCTGTGCCAAACAATGCCATTTCAAATGCAGAGTTACGCATGTGCTTGCTGGCACCAGACTCCTCAAGTTGGTCGTGAATCTTCTTCTGCATTTTTTTAGCCGCAATCATAGCTGGGCTAAAAGTAATCGCGGTAGGTGTTTTACCCGGACCTTCTTTTAGTTTATCTTGAATAGGGTCAAGTTTATTTTGAAACACCCCAAGTTTTTCTTGTAGCGATTTTTCTGTTGCGCCGGGTGGTAAATCATTTCCATCCCCAGCAAATCCATACGGGCTAGTTGACAGTGCGGTGTCACCTCGTAGTTGCTCTGGCTCTTGCGGGTCAAAGCTAACATCACTAACAACACCCTCTGGCAATTCAGTCGGGTCTACAGACAACGGAAAACGCTGGTTTGCAAATAAGACATCTACAATTTGCCCATAAGCTGCCAGCGTTTTTGTTTTAGTCACCTTAATAAATACACGAGATTTTTCAGCTTCTGTAAACTGCACGTCTGGCCCATACAAGCCACGGTAGTTACGATAAGAACGTAACCAGCGGTCTTCATCTTGTTCACGATAGTCCTCTGAACGCTGATATCTTTCGTTAATAAATGGAATGATTGACGACAGTTCCGCGTCTGCAACTACAGAATCATCTGTGTCTTCCAATGCAATTGCATCGTCTTCAATCATAATATCATCTTCATCCATGATGTTTTCCTTAATATCCGAATGTGCTGTCTGCTACACGCATACCCGTGCTAGGTCTTCCCATTGGGTCGTAGTCAAATATACTAAACCTTGGTCTGGACATTATACCATACCTTAACGCATCATACAAGTGGTCTTCACTATTTGTATCAATGTCTTCTGGATTCTTTTTATCAAGCGGGATGGCCGGTAACTGTGATATGACATTTGTGCAGCTATTAAAGAATACAAGTCTAGGCTCCTCTGTAAACTCATCTACCTGTAAGCGTCTGTGTATCTCATTCTTACCTGCTACACGACTACCCCGGCTTCTATCTGATGGACGCCAGCGGCATCCTCTACTTACCATTTGTTCCGCAAGAGACGGTCCAGTATCCCCACGCTTATGCCAAAGACTGCTATCCAACACACCATATTTAATAGTTCCATCACCCGCCTCTAAATCAAGTATCATATCTGCCAAATCTGTGGCAAGGACTTTAGAGACGTATAACTCTCTATATACCACAAGCTGCTCGTTAGGTGCGACAGCAAACCAAACAACGCCAGACTTACTGCCGTAACCATAATCGCAAGCCCTAAACTTAACCCAATTATGAGGTATATCGAAAGGCTCAACAACATGAATGTTGCGGTCAAACTCAGTAAAGGCCGCACCTTCTTTGATATCCCAATCGCCTTCAAGAAGCTGTCGTCTTTGCTGCTCTGGCATGGAGAGTAGCATTGCTTCATAGTCACCCGACTCTGCCAGATAAGGATTGTCTGATAGTCTTGCTGGGATAAACCGCCTTTTAAATAGTGACCTTCCAGCCTTTGCGTGTCCTGCTGGGTATCGTAGTACTTCTCCAGTTTCACTGTCTGTTGCATCGAATGCTCTATTGTATGGTGATGGGTCAATGAACATTTTCTTTACCCAGTGATGACCTCTTCCTCCGGGGTTAGTTGTGGCTCTCATAAAGATAGGCAAGTCGGGTGCAGTGGACCGTAGACGTGACCGCATGTAATTCCATGCATATGGTGTGGCCCACTGGGTCAATTCGTCAAATCCTATCCAGCTAAATGCCAGACCCTGATAACGCAAGACATCATCATCTCTGTCGAGGTATGACATCCACAACCTTGCGCCAGATGGTGCAGTCCACTGCATCTTTCGCTCTGACCACTTAATACCGGGCCAGATTTTTGGGTACAACTCCTGCGACTTGAATACCAGTTCTCTTAGTTCTTCTGTGGTGTGTCGCAAGAGCAATCCACTAAATGCGGGATGCCCCATGTAACGTAGTGGGTCTGACAGCATGGCGTAGGATTTACCTCCACCAGCACTTCCACCGTATAGTACTTCTCGTTCTGCTGCAGCTAGAAAGTCCGTCTGTGGTCCGGGGTTTGGCTTGAACAGTACGTTAGCTGTCTCTTCAATTGCCTGTGTCTCGTACTCTACAGACTTTATTTCAACTGTTGGCTTTTGCGCCCGTTCTTTCTTCTTGGATGGCTTTCGCTTTGGCGATTGCCGTTTCCGCATATTCTGCCCACTTGCGGAGGCTTGCAGCTTGGTTCTTACGTTTCCGCTCATTACTTAGCCGTTTCCTTAGACCTACGTGAGATATGTATCGCCCTGTCTGTGTACTAAGCCAGTTGGCTACTTCACGATAACTATACTGATTTACGTGTGACCTAGCCTTTTCTAGCAGGTCAAGTTCTATTTGTACTGGGTCAAGAATGTCCGGGTCTTGTTCGTTCTGTTTGTAGCCAAAAGGTACAGTCCTAGCAATGCGAGGTATCTGTACCCACTCAGCTTCTTCTTTAATATCTGTTGGCTGTGGCAGCTTCCACTTACCTATGCTTCTACTCATTTGTTTTCTTATTTATTAGTTGTAGAAAGCGTAGTACCACTGCTTCTATAGTCCGTATGGCCCATTCTTGTCTTTTTAGCATCTGCATCTATACGAGCAAAACGTAAATGTCTTTTAGTTTTCTTATCCAAATCAGGATAGAATTTTTTATTATGTGCTTTACGGGCCTTGGCTTCTTCTTTACCTTCTGCAGTACGGCGATACTTGATAGCATCCATGTTTTTTCTTACAGCTTTTCCTAATCCCATCAGTCGTCCTCCTCTACAACTGCTTTAGGTGGCATAAGCATAACACCACCGCTTGCTTCTACTTGCATCTTCTCTGTCTTCACTAGACCTGTGCGGTCAAGCAGTTCTTTAGCAGCACCCATCTTATCACGTATACCTAACTCTGTTGGGTCATACAACGCACCTGTCATCGCCATCGCCGCTTTCGGCGCATTACGTGCCATGTACATTTGAGTCGCCTCAAGTATTTCTTCTTTAAGACCTTTAACAATTTCTGAAGTACTAGAAGTGTCAGCATATCCCGCCAGTTTCTTTGCTTGCACCATATCACCACCTGCTTCTTCAAACAGGACGTTGAGCAGTGCTTGTTGTTTTTCTGTAAGTTGTCTAGCCACTAAACTCTCCATGATGCATTGCGTGGGCTAATTTTGTACTACGCGATTTTACCTGAACCGCCCACCTACTGTCAAGCATTTCTTTTGCTGCAGTAGGATAGTCTTCATTTTCTATAGCATTCCACATTTTTTTAAATTTACAAAGTCTTGGTACACCCATATTAAATGCCATGTCCATGACTACAAGTTGACGTACAGCGTCTAGCTTGTCAACGCAAGGGTGCGCTCTCACAAGTTCCTCTTCGACTATCTGCACGTCATTCTGTGCTAGATACATGGCATCAGCTTCGGAGATACCCATAGTATGAACAACTGCCATATTAGGGATATCCATCCACTCCAGTTCTGCTGGCGTAATGCCACGGTCCTCTAGGTTACGTCCAATACCAATGGTATCAATTCCTAGTGAATCTTTGTAAACTTCAAGGCGTAGACCTTCGTGTTTAATTAGTTTTTCAATAAAGTCTTCTCTACGATATTTCATTTTTCATGCCCCATCCAGACCGCAAATGCACCTGTCATGGCCCCCGTGACTACACTTACTAGTGCTGCTTGCTGACTTGTTGGTTCCGGTAGTGACATAAACCACTCCACTACCCGCCAAGCCGATAGCGACATCCCAATCATCATCAGACGGGGAAGTATCTTCCACCGTAGAAATCTTTCCATTGTTACTTCTGCCACGATTTATCCTCGCTTGCTCTTCTGTAGTTCTCTCGTGCAAACTCCACTTCGCCACTAGGACTACCTCTTACCAAAGAATTTTGTAGCACTGCGTACACCAAAGCTGGCAGCAACAATAACACCAAGGCTATATTGATACCATTCAGGCATCGCATTGAGTTGTGCAAATCCATTTGCTACTACTTCTTCCATGCCGGGAATGAAGGCTAGGATAAGCGGGATTGAAAACAAAATAGTAAGCCATTCGTCTTTCCATGAAGACTGACTACCTTTAGCCATCTCCAAATCCCAGTCTATTTCCCCGGTCGCCTTTTTTTCCATAATAACCGCTTCAGCCTTCGCCGTTGCGACTTTAGATGCAGTCTCTGCTTTCTTAGTTTCAACCTTTCCTTCAAGCCACGTACCCGCAAGTTGCGAGATTGGTCCTATGAGTAAGTTTAACATTAGCCTCTCCGAAACTGTGCAGTCTTTTTAGCAATAGTTTTTGGCTGTTTAACAAATTGTTTACCTGCTGCTTTACCTTTTCTCTTAGCCCTAGTTGTAGCAGCATACTCGGCACTTGTCAAGGACTTTATTGCTTTTGCTGGTAAATAACGCTCACCTGTCTTTGCAGACGGTTTGCCACTTTTAGTTCGCCAATCCTGTTTAGTCCAGTTTGCTAGGCTCTGCTGTGGCTTCTTCATTACTTCCTCGACTTCTCTATAGCTTTAAATGTCTCACGTAAACTAGGTGGCTTCTCATTTTTAGGGTCATACTTGCACTGTATCTCTTTGGGAAAGTATTCACTAGTATCTAGCCAAACATTATCCACTGTATTGTTAGCACCATGATATATGCACAACCTTTCTCCGTCTATAGTCTGGCATCCCTGCAGTCTACATATTACGTATTCAGGAGTAGCATTAGCTGCTGCGCTTTTTAGGAACATCACAAATCCTACAAGCAAACCTGCACCAAGTATTAGCATCATTATCCATGCTACAATCTCTACAAACTTACGCCTACGTTGCCGCTGTTTGTATAGTGTCTCTTGGCGTTGCTTACGGATGGAACCTTCCATACGCACGAGTTCATCCCACTTGGACTTACCCATCGTCATGCCAATCCAGTTTTGTAGTTCTCTGCGTTGACTTTCAGCTTTCTGCTTGGCTGCGAATGTTTCCATCGCCTCCTGTTCTACAGACTTACCTGCAAACAGCTTCTTAAAGATAGGCGGGTTTTTCGCCTCTTTCTCAAGCATGTCCAAGTCAGACATTGCACCCATCCAACGAGACAGGTCTGAGGCCATAGACTCAATGTCACGGCCTATTTGAAAGCCTTTTTTGATAGCACCAAACGCCGCAGAAGCGGTTGCCATTGCACTAATCGGGTCCATTAATATATCCTTACGTTGCCGGGGTTAACGTATTTAGGAAGGCAGTATGCTGTAACTAAATTCCCTTGTTTATGTAATGTCTGTGCGTACCAGACACACTCTTGCAAATCCCTAAAGAATAAGTCTTTGCTCTCTAGTTTCTTTTCTTCTCCAATGCCTACAAATACTAATAGTAGGAATACATGTTCCATATCATTTGTAGCCACCACCTGCTGACTTATAAGCCTTGGCAAGCATCTGGGCTTTTCTCGCCGACCACTGTCCGGGTGCGCCGCCTTTACCACCAGCCTTAATGCGATTAAACTGTTGCTTTCTCATTCCGGGCTTAGTATAGTTGCCAGCTTCATTAACTCTGCTTTTGCTCTTTGGCGCACCACCCGCCGCAAGTTTAACCGTTCTAGTCTGTTTCGCTTTCGCTGCAGTCGGTGTGGCTTTCTTTTTAGCGGCTGGCTTTTTAGTGACACGTGGCATCTCCTATCTCCTATCTCGCTGGGTCAAAAAATTCTTCACATGCAGTAGTAACAACTAGCTTGCTTGCTGTATCCGCTGTGCATTTAATAATATCACCAGCGTGTAGATACAGTGGTCTGTCTACAGTAAAGATAGACTCATAGGAACCACCTGAAATAGCATGTGCAGTCAGTAAGTCATACTCTGTATTATCATCTGCATGAAAAAAATGTAGGCTCAAAGTCACGTTACCTGTGTGGTTATTACTTACAAACAAGTTCTCCAAGTGTGAAGAAAAGTTTGCAGGTACGGTGTACACATTCGTCTTGTTCGTTGTGGACAACGACACGACTTCGGTACGGAACTTTGAACCTGATTGTAGTACTGGCATTACTTCTTCTTCTTAGCCATTCCACCGCGCATCATTTTTTTCTTAGATGCCATTTTAGCCATGCCACCGCCGCGCATTCGCTTCTTGGCAACTCCTCCACGCATCATTTTCTTGGATGCTACTTTTGTCTTGCCCTTCATTTCTAAGTCTCCGTCTGTCTAGCACAAGGCTCTCAAATACGTCATCTGGAAAGTGTTTGTAGTATCCACTCTTTTCCAGACTCAGTGCTGCATCATCAAGCAGCGATAGTCTCTGCACAAATACCATGCAGTATGTCAGGGAGTCATCAACTACCCCATCTTCGATTAGAAAGTCCAGACCAGCCTTCTCAGCGTCATAGTCTGGGTGAAACACCATCAGGTGCATATCAATGCCAGCAATGGACATCAATTCATTCATGCCATCACACAGACCATCTAGGTACTCCATGTCTGGCATATACTCACTAGCCCACACAACAATGTCGTAGTCATGTGTGTCAAAGTAACGTACAGAGTTCACAAGACCTGTGATACCCGTGTTGATACTGAAGGTTACTTTATTCTCTGCCCACGCTTGTTTTGCGTAGGGGCATGGTGGCAAGCCATTCAGCTTTATGTTTGGTATCTCAAGAAAGTTCTTAGACCAAGTACGTATGTCCTGTTCAACTCTATGCACGTCTGTTTACTTTTCGGCCCGTGGGAGTTCTCCTGTAGGAACGATTTGTAGAAGCACTCACAACTTTTGTTTTACCGTTCTTATCAAGAGCATTACCATTAACGTGATGTACATCTTTGCCATCACCTTTTTTTACAAGACCTGCTCTTTCTGCTCTTCTACGTGCCAAGTTACGATTAGCACGTTTCTTTTTTACATGTGCTTGTGAATCATACTTGTGTTCCTTTTTATAATCCCGTGGTTGTTTGGAACGGGGCTTTTTTGCAGGAGTCTTTTTTACTTTGATGATAGACATTACTTACCTGTAATTTTATTATAGGCTTCCAAACCTTTAGGGCCACTAGCTTTAAGTGCCTTTAGTCCGGGGTTTTCTTTTACCACACCACCTGCAGCATACATGTGTACCTTACCATTAGCCATACCACCACGCATCATGGCAACTTTCTTTTTCTTCGCCATGCCACCTTTGTTTTTCTCTTGAATGTTAGAAGCTGCTGCAGAACTTGCACGTCTTACATCTTTAGAAATATCATTATTTTTTACGTACTCATTAATTTCTTTGTTTAGACCTGCAACATCACCTTTATTTTTAATGGCGTTATTACGTGCTACGTACAAAGAAACCAATGCACCATTTGCTTTTGAATCACCCATTATTTCTTTTTCCTTTTCAGGCTACCCTGCGTTCCACGTGCAGCAGCTTTAGCAGCGGCACTACCTGTACCACCATACAAATCCATAAGACGCTTGCGGTCAGCCGCATCCGATGGGAAGATATTACCTTTAGGGCCAAAGCCTGTGTTCTTACCAGCAGTAATGTTAGTACGCTTATCGCTGGCACCACCTAAAGGAGGAGTAGTACGTTTTTTCAAACCGTCCTTATCACGATTGGTAGATGGCTTTGGCTTTTTAGTTGACTTTGGAA